TTTGCATGTTGGGTTTGCGGTTGAACCGGATTTCCACCATGTCCATATCGAGCACATAGCCACGGGCGGCTTTTTCAGCGGCGTCGTCTCCGCCCAGGTAAACGCTGGGGTGAAGGCTCAGTGTGCCGAAATCCGACTCATATATGTCGATCACGCTGCTGATCTTTTTGCTGTCGAGGGACTGCGTGAAGGTGCGAACGGAAGACATGACATTTGTGCTGCCTGCGGAGGTGCGGATGAAACCCGAGAAGGCTTTCTTCAACGCGGTGCCGCAAACGAGGTCGTAGTTACGACGCTGGCGGCGCACCGTGAAGATGCTTTCCATAAGGTCGATCACTTGCGACTCGGTGAGGCTGCCCGGCGCAGTCGTATTGATCGAAGCGGCTGGTGTGCGGTAGGCCGAAGGAACGGCGGTCGCGGTGTCGGATTGTGCCGAGTTGCTGATCCATGAGCCGAGGCCACGGGTCTTGTTGGCGACGCCGCCGGAGGATTGGTTGCCGGAAGCGGCGACAGAATCGTTGTCGGAGCCCATGACAGACTCGATGTCGATTTTCAGCTCCACGAGGGCTTTTGCAGCGGCCTTGTTGAAGGCTTGCTTTTTGCCCACGCCAGCGAGGTCGGCGATGTTCTCGACGAAATCGTCCACTTGGAACGCCCGGCGTGCCTTCATGACACGGCCCGAGAGCAGTTCGCGGTTTGCGTGTTTGTCGGCGTAGGTTGTGACAGCCGCGTTGGCGAGAACGCCATCGGTGTTCGGGGTGTCGTAGCGGTCAACGGGCCATTGGAAAAGCACATTGGCGGGCTCTTTGCCCTTTTTGCACATGGAGAAGATCGGGGTATCGCCGGGTTCGATGAGAACCATAGCGTCGGACAGGTCTTCGTGTTGTCCTTTAACGGTCAGGATGGATGTAGCCATAATATTTGATTTTGGATTTAAGGTTTGGAGTTAGTCGTCGAGCAGGGCTGCGACGAAGGATTCGGCGGCCTCACGGCTGCCGGTTTGTTTCAAAGCGGCTAAGGCATTCGGGGCGGATTTGGCGCGGGGCGCGGCGGAAGGTTGTGGCACCTTGGGAGCGACTTTGGCCGGGGCGGCGGTTTTGGCCTTGGCCTCGGGTTTTGCGGAGTTTTTGCGAACCGCTTCGAGTTGTTGGAAGCGGAGGGCTTGGCCTCGCATGGCGTCACCGATGATGAGTTCGAGGTTCGGGAGCTTGGCCAACGCGGGGTGAGCGCGCAGGCTTTCCTGCATGACTTTCCGCAGGGGAGCGCCCTCTTGGAAAATCTCCGGGTAGCTGTGCCGGGCCTCCGCGATGTAGGTCTCGCGTTGAGCGAAGTAGGCGCGCTTGTTCGACTCGCCGCGCACAATGGCTTTTGCCATATTCAATCGTTCGCGGAGTTGGGCGCTGGTGAACTTCTGCACGGCTCCGTTGCCCATCGGCACTTCCACTTCGCCGCCTTCGATTTCGGCTTTGGCGAGGAGGTCGGGCACATTGTCGAGAACGGTATTGGCGGCGCTGAGGCGGGCTTCGAGGGTGGCGGCATCTTGGATGTCGGCGAGCGGGTCGGCGGCATCCTGGACGATGATGGGTTGCGCTTTGGCGAGAGCTTCTTTGGTTTGGGCCAATTCGCTTTCGAGTGCGGCGGCTTGCTCCTCGGCGCTTTTGGCGCGGGCGGTGAGCTTGTCCACGCGCTTGGAGAGTTTTTGCACGGATTTTTCCGGCGCTGGCTCGGGCGCGTCCTCCTCGGGCTCCTCTTCGGATTCCTCGGTGTCGTCGGTTTCTTCGGTCGATTCCGGCTCGTCGGTCGAATCGTTGGATTCGTCGGCGGTGTCGTCGTCGGTGGTGGTGTCAATTTCTTCTGTCGGCTCGGCGTCTGTTGGCTCCTCGGGGGTTGATTCCGGGGCTGTTGGTTCATCGACGGTCGGAAGTTGAATTCCGAGTTCGTCAAGGATGTCTCCGAGTTGAATGCTTTCGTCTGCTTGTCCCATGGGATGTGGTCTCCAAGTCCTGATCCAGACCGGTGGGTTTTAGCGCCGCCCGCACATTTCCACGGGTGGCGCGGCGAGCCGGTGCAGCCCTCGCGCTGATGAGGGGACTGCCACAAGAAATCGGGCCCGCCTAGAGGGTGCTGGCGAAACGGGAGCAAACGGGGAGAAACGGGCAGAAACGGGGAGAAAATAAATTCACCACCGAGGACACGGAGGGCACGGAGGGGGGAATTATTTCTTGGCCTCGAATGCCTCGGCTCGGGCGGCGGCGAGGTCTTCGCGGAGCGTGAGGAGCGCGTCGAGACGCCCGGCGGCGCTGGCGAGTGTGCCGTGATTTTGGGCGCTCGCGGGCATGGTGACAAAAATTTGCGAGTCGGCGATGTGGTCGTCGAGTCGCTTCATGAGCGCACGGAACCAAGGCTCCTCGGCGGAGACGCACCAGGCGGCTTCAAGTTCTTCGGCGCTCATTACCATGGCTCGATTTCTGAAGCGGCAGCGGAAGCCGCCGGGGCGGGCGAATCGGAGGAATCGGTTTTCTTGGGCTCGAAGTAGAGCTTGAAGTATTTGCCGCCGCCCTCGTCGCGGGATTCGTTTATGTATCCGCTGATCCAGTAGGCCACGCCTGCGATGGTGGCGGAGCCTTTGTGATCGGGGTGCGTCTCTTTTTCTTTCCGCTTGTTGCGGGAGAGGGAGCCGATGTTGTCGGTGCGTTTGGTCATATTGTTTCGAGGTCGCGGGCGCGGAACCAGGAGCGGCAGCCGCGTTTGCGAACGGGCTTGATGAGGCCGGTGGAGATGAGCTTGTCGAGTTGCTTGGTCGTTATGCCAAGGCGGTCCAAAACATCGCGGCGGCGGAGCAAGAGTGGCATACGGGAATTATAGGGGGAGGCTGTCAAGTTAGTAGCAACCCCCACCGCGAGCGCGGAGAGATTCTGGGTCCACATATTCGACATCTCTGGCGAGAACGATGTAGCGGACAACATCGATCCAGTCTTTCGTTGCGCCGTGCTTACCGTCTTTGCCAGTCCAGGTTTTAAGGGCGTAGATGAGGTTTTGGCAACGCTCGCTGATGTAGAGTCTCGGAGAGTTATCGGACCCAAGTGGGCGCTCCTCGTCAAAGGCGAGCCAATCGTTGATGATGCCGACGCCCTCGGTGATGGCTTTGCCTGAAGTGGCTTTGAAATCAAAGCCCATACGGTCGTCGCATTGTTCGATGAGAGTGCGAACGCCCTCTTCGGTCATGGTGGGCGTGTTCCCGTAGCGAGAATCCATCCATCGTTCTTCGACCTTGGCGATTTCGTCGGCCTTCTCAGCGGCTTCGATGACGGCTTTGTATTCTTTGAAACCAAACCAGCAGCAGGCTTTTTGGGCGGGACCAGGGCGACCGTCTTCGAGCTTGCCATCCGCTTCAGCCCACGGGCCGGGGTAGCCGACGCCTTCGATGTATTCCAGTTGGTTTGGCCATTCACGGTAAATCCAACAACGGTTGTCTGGGGTGAATCGAATCCACAGCATGGCCCACGCTTTACCTTCGCCGGGATCGACGAAGTGGAAGACGGTTCCCTCCTTGGGAATTTTGTCGTGCGGGACGACATGCACATTTTCGCGGAATTTAGGAAACATCGCCATCCGCGCCTTGGTCGGCACACCGTAGGCCCGCATGAGGATTCGCTCGCGGTTGCTGCCGCGCAGCTCGGTTTCCATGGCCTCGGGGTTGCCAAAAGGGTTGTCCGCAGTGTGGAAATAAACCACTCGCGCTTTTTCCCTGGTGCATTGCTGGATGCGGGGCACTTGCTCTACGCCCATCAATTTGCCATCGCGGTAGCGCGGCAAGAGCGGCGCATCGCATTCCTCCAGCGTCTTGGCCCCGTCGAGGTATTCTTTGACCGTCGTCGAGTAGCCTGACACCGGCGTGAAACCTATGCCCAACTCTCCATCTCGCGTGAGTAGCCTAAAACGGACAGCTTCCAACCAATCAGGTGTGACTAGCTCGTCTGCCCAACAGAAGTCCAATTCGGCACCTTCTATCGAGGTGACATCCATCGAGTAGAATTTGAACCAGCATTGGGAGCCATTCGGCAAAACGAAGGAGTTCTCGGTGAAGCCTCCCTTTTGCGAATAGGTGATGTTGGCGACCGCGCCTTTTTTTAGTTTGCCGCTGGCAATGGGCTTCCACTCGGCGGGGAGGTATTCCCACAAATAGGGCTGCTGGTTTTGGATGGAGGCGGCTTCGGTGGATTGCAGGCACCAGACCTTTGCGCCGGGCTTGTTGACGAGGTGCTGCATGGCGCGGCGGGCGAAGTAGCGGGACTTGCCGGAGCGGTTGCCGCCGAGGATCAAAAGCTCGGTGACGCCTTTGGGGAATTGCTCGCGCAGGCTGGCAAAGGCTGCATCGGCGCGGGCCCAGGCGGGATTCAGCCACCCGTAGCGCCAAGGGTCTTCGGCCATGCGGGCGATCTGCTCCTCTCGTTGTTTGTGGATGGCGAGGAATTGCTCTTCGCTGGCGGCGACGCGGCGGCCTTCGTGCACGAGCACAATGCGGCCATCGGGCGAGCGGCCTTCGACGAGGATTTCGGGAACGACGGGGTGCGGTGTTTGCGGAATCACAATTTTTCGCGGTTGAGTTCCAGCCAGGAGATGGCCTTGCCGGAATCCCCCACTTCCTCGGCGAGCACGCATTCATCGCTGATGATGCCGTGATCTTGGAGGAGGTTGAGGACTGAGGTTTCGTCGAGCTTGAAGGCTTCGATGTAATCGCGGAGGGCGTTCATGAGAGTTTTTCTTCGATGCGCTGGAGCCATGATTCCGGCTCGGGTTTTTGTTTTTTGGGGATGGGTTTTCTTGGTTGAATGCTGCCCGGCCCGAGGATTTCGAGGGTGTTCCACCGCACCCCGCACTGGCGGCACTCGCGGCGGCGCTGGCCGGAGCGTTTATCGACCACCAGGCTGCGGGGGTATTGGCAGGCGGGGCAGGTCACGGCTGGCGCTTCCATCCACTCGCTTGCACCACCAACCGGCGCGCCTCCTCCAAAGCCTCGTAGTAATCCCGCGTGGCAATCGGATCGTGCTCGGGCGGATGCACAAAGCCCAAGGCCCACTTGAGGTATTCGCCCAGCCCGGAGGCCAGCTTGCAGCAAGACTCCACGCCCGGGTGATCCTGCCATTCGCGG